CAGCGCGTCCTTGATACCGTCGAGTCCGGCCATCAAGACGGGCGACGTGGCGACGGTCTTGCCAAGCTCCTCCTGGAAGTTGTGCCAGGCCGTCTGCGCCTGCGCCACCCGTTCGTCCAGGCCGTCGGTCTGTTCGCCCAGTCGCCCAGTCGCTTCGCCGACCTTTTTGAGAATAGCCTCCCGCGCGGCCTGCAGCTTCTCGTCTTCCGTCAGGCGGTCCGCCGTGGTGTGGAGCTTCGCGGCAAACTCCTCTTCCGCTTTCACCAGGTCGATCTTGCCGGTGAGCATCGCCACCGCGCGGGTGCGGCCCGTCAGCATCGCGTCATTCATGCTGTCCAGGGCCGTCTTCACGTCGGTGCCGGTCGCTTGCGCCAGCGCGAAAGCACCCTTAGCCAGCGTCCCGAACTGGGAGTCCGTGAGCGCCATACCCGCGGCCAGATCGCGGTTCGCCGTCTTCATCAGTTCGAAGTCGGTGATGGTGTTGTGCGTGCCTTCCTTGAGCGCACCCAGGAGTGTCTCGCCGAGGCGTCCCGCCGTCGCGTTGAGGTGATTGAAGTTCTCTTCGACGTCTGCGACCGCGGCACCCTTGAGCGTCAGTTCCTCGAGGGTGTCGACCGCCAGGTGGATGGCCTCCTTCACCGCCGCGATGGCCGCCTCGGCGGTGAAGAATGCCGTGGCCTGATTCAAGATGGTCTGGCCGGCGTCCTTCCAGGAGTCCTCGAACTTCTCAATGGCGCCACCGACCGTCCCGAGGACGTTCGTGAACTTGTCCTCGAGTTCGATGCGTCCTGAGAGTGTGCCGATTTCGAGTTCGCCGGCCATAGTTTACTTCTTCCACTTCTTGGGCGAGTTGCTGGCGGCCGCCCACATCATGCCAATCATCTTCATTTCCTGCCAGGTCTTCGCTGGCGCCACTGACACCTCCCCTTCCTTCGCGGGCACGTAGTCCTTGCCGTACTCGAGGAGCAGGTCTGCGGGCTTGAACCGCTTCCGGGATCCGTTGCGACCTGCCGCGACGTTCATCAGGATGGAGCTGATGTTCGCCGCGTTCCAGTCGGCGCGCTTGCCGCCGATGGGATCCACCGTATCGAAGGCCATCCACTGCATGAAGAGAGCTGACGGCAGCTCCCTCAAGAATGCGTCAACGTCTACTCGACCGAAGGCGAGGGCGAGGCGGAAGGCGAAACGTCGGAAGTCGTTTCGCTTGATTCGTTTTTTTCCGCACTCCGCTTGACCGCGTCCAGGCCGTTGAGCATCAGAATGCGCTTGATGACTCGGCCGTTCTCGCGTGCGTCCTTCGCCCGAAACTTCTCGAGGAACTCATCGCGCTGCTCGACCGGCAGGTGCGCCGGCTCCACCGGGTCGCCTTCCTTGAACGGCTTGTCCACGACGGACTTGACGAGGATCCGCAGGCCGGCCTCGCGCTTCTTGACCGGATCGTCGTTCGACTCGAGCCACTCGATGAGGTCGGCCGAGCTCAGTGACGCGATGGGCACCAGCCCACCGTAGGCCGGCACGAGATCGAAGTGCCGCCCCGTCGCCGTCTCCAGGTCGCCGAACGTGAGTACCTTCAAGTCCTTCTTTTCGTCGCTCATCATCTGCCTCCGTTAGTTACACATCACCGTAGAGAATCAGGACGCGCGGCGACAAGCCGGCGCCACTTTGTGAGGTCAAGAATGTCATCGACACCGGCACGATGGGACCGTTGGGCATGACCCGCGCGAGCACATCGTCCGGGTTATTGGCGAACCAGTCAATGAAGAACGACTGACCCGCGTCCTCGCTGTGGAGATACGTGACCGTGAAGTCGGTACTCATGTCGGGCTGCGTTCCGTCAATCGTGCCGAAGATGCCGTAGAAGCGGCACGGGACCGCCGAGATCGACGTGCCCGCCGGATACGGGAAGCCGACCGACGTGAACACCTTGAGATCTCGCGTGGCGTTGCGCGTGCTCAGGTCTCGGAGTAGCGCGTCGATAATCGCCCGCATGCCCGCTTGCTGGCTGGGCAGGAGCGTCAAGATCCACGCATTGATGGCCGCGCCTGCGTCCACCTGCGCGCTCACCGCCTGCGGCAGAGGCCGCGATTTGCCGAGGACGTTGAAGACGACCTTGACCTGGCCGCGTTCGTCCACGCCGCCGTCGAAAGGCTGCTGGAGCGGCTTGATGCTCTGATACCACCCTGAGTTGATGAACTGATTCCGCACCTTGACGAGCGCGAAGTACGCCGCGAACGCCATCGCCTCCGCCGTCTTGTAGTCGTCCGCCCTCGCCACGATCTGCGCGCTCGGGTTGATGTAAGCCGGTGTGATGACGGAGTTCTGAGTCCCATCGGGCGTGGTGCCGCCGGTGGAGATGATGTGCAGCGAGGCCGCGCCACTCGTCAGGACGCGCACCGCCGCCTTGGTCGACGCCCGCAGGTTGACGCCCAGCGTGGCTACGCCTTCGTTCTCGAGCTGCGTAGCGATGTCGTCCAGCCAAGGCATGATGTCTATCCTTCCGCAAGTGCGCGGTTGAGGTCGATACGTTTGGCCACCCGAGCGCCCATCGAAGAGCGACTCTCGAGGATGACCGACTCAATGTACTTCGCCTGCCCCACCTTGTGAAACGCATCCAAGTCCTCGTGGACAAAGATCGCGTAGGGTGCCGCAGGACCGCCCGCGACAATCAACGTGTAGATGGTGCGCCCGTTCCGAATCGGGCCCACCTGGTGTATCGACGCCCGCAGCGTCCCTTTGTCTACGGGCGTTCGTCGCTTGACCTCCGTCGTCTCCGTGCCGGTCTCGATGTAAAGCGCGCGCCCTACCTCGTCCGGAAAGCGCTTGATAAGCGTCTTCAACCGCGCCTTCATCTTGTCGGCGCCGGTCAAGGACGTTCCGCTAGGCACGCGGCACCACGAGGTCGAGCTGTGCCGCAAAGGCCTCGCCGACGTTCGTCCAGTTGTACCGCGGTTCCGCCGCGAGTGCCAAGCCCTTGTCGATGTGCGACTTCCGCAGCATCGGGTCACGGTACATGGCGTCGAGGATCTCAATCGCCTGCGCCTCATCCATGATGCCGCCGACCGCGTTGGCCATCGGCGTATGCGCGGTGCTCGTGCAGGGCACCAGGTGCGCCGCAGGCCGAGCCCACTCGCCCAGGGCCGCCCAGTCCGGCGCCACCTGCGGGATGCCGCAGGCCATCATCTCGAGCGTCGTCAGGCCCCAGCCCTCACCTTGCGTGGTCGAGAAGCCGAGGTCGAAGGCTTGCATGGTACGGGCGACGGCAGCCTCAGGCGTCCCGTGGTACATCTCGGGAATCGCGAGGATGAGCTTCCGGTTCGTCGGGGTGTTGATGCCGTAGAACTCCGCGAGCTGGTCGCAGTCGAAACCCGAGTCGCCCGTCGGCGCCACGTGCAGATACAGATAGGCGTCGGTAACCTGACGCTCGAGCACCCACTTCGCGAAGTACTTGATGGTCAGGTCGAGACGCTTGCGCGGCTGGTTCCGATTGACGTTGCCCACGATGAAGCCGCGCTTGACCGCCTCCGGCAGGCCTACCCAGTTCCGCGCCGCCTGCTTGTCGCCCGGGGTGTAGGTCGTCAGGTCCACGCCCAGGCCGACGACGCCCGAAGGAATCGTCATGCCGCCCTTGTGCGCTTCGCTCTGCGCGAACTCCGTCCAGAAGATCGCACGGGCCAGCTTGTTCAGGGCTTTGCCGCGGCAGTTCAGGCCGTCGACCGCAATAGCACCGACGACCGGCGGCGGACGCTTGAGCTTCAAGATCTCCTTCATGTAGGCGGGCACGTTCCAGGGGTCATTCTGGATGACCACGAGGTCGGGCGTCGTCTTGTCGATGAGCTCGAGGGTGCGGCCGACGCCGAACAGGTCGCCGCCAGGCCAGCACGGCCAGATGTCATAGGGCCACTTGGATCGGACGTCCGGGTCGCCACGATAGTTCAGGCCAAGCACCGTCACTTCCCATGATTGCCGCAGGACCTCAACGGTGTTATGCGTGCACTTCGCGAAGCCGCTCTCGCAGCCCGCATCGCCGATCCAGAGCAACTTCCTCATTAGACATCCTCCGTGGAAAAGACGT